ATGGCATCAATCACTAAGCTTCCGAGCGGAAAATGGCGAGCGCTGATCAGGAAAAGAGGCAGCAAGCCGCTGAGCGGGACTTTCGAAAAGAAAAAGGACGCGGAAGCCTGGGCTAGAGCAGAAGAGATAAAGCTCGACTCAATCAAAAAACACGGGAAAGCGAGCACCCCGAAAGGCTCAACCTTCGCTGACTTTATCGATAAATATGTCGAAGAGACTGAGCGCGTCAAACCGCATGGTAAGAACAAAAAAGCCACTCTCATCAGGCTCAAAAGCGAGTTCGCCGGTGTGCTGATGTCCGACATGTCGGAGAGGCTAGTCAGTGACTTCGTAGCTCGTCGGATCCAAGACAAAAATCACCGTGGAGAGCCGATTTCAGGTGTCACGATCTGCGTCGACCTCTCTTACATCACTACAGTGCTGAAATGGGCGCGGTATGTGAAGCACTACAACGTCGATGTCGAGATGGCCAACGCAGTCAGGCAAACACTGGAAGCTCGCGGCTTGAGTACAAAGAGCAACGAGCGCGACAGGGAAGCCACGGATGAAGAGCTAACGTCTCTATTCGATGAGTACCAAAGGAGAGGTGCTCGGCAGATAATTCCGATGACCGACATCATCACTTTTGCGCTTGTGTCGGCAATGAGACAAGAAGAGATCTGCAGTATCTTGATAGAAGATATCGATTTTGAAGCGCGCACAGTGATCATCAGAAATCGGAAGGATCCGAAATACAAGATAGGGAATCATCAGAAAGTGCCGCTTTTTGAGAAAGCCTGGGAGATCGCAACAAGGTACATCGGAGATAGAAAAACAGGGCGGGTATTCAGATACAATCACGCTTCTGTTAGCTCTTCTTTTACTCGCGCTTGCCAAAAGCTAGAGATCGAAGACCTGCACTTCCACGACCTTCGTCATAACGCGGCTGGTCTGCTTTTTGAGCTGGGTCTTGGCATCGAGCAAGTAGCGCTGATGACTGGGCACAAAGACTGGAAGATGCTCAAGAGATACACGCACATCAAAGCTAAAGACGTGCATCGAGCTTATCGTGAAAAGCTGATGGCACGTCTTTCTACAGCAGAAGCCTGATACTCAGATCGACCTCAGCATCGCCTCTCGTCCGCAGCCCACAGTCTTTTTGATCGAAAGAAGGTGGGCTTTTATGTCAGAAATATCGTAAAAGACAGCAGTACCGAAGCGTACATAATCAGGCCCTTTCCCGCGTCTTCTCCATTCGTCAAGTGTCTCCACTTTTACTTTTGCAAGAAGCGCCACTTGCTCTTCTGTCAGAAAGCCCATCTCTTTTGCTAGTGCTGCAGTGTCCTTTTCCATCGATAAAAGCCAAGAGGGCTGGGTACGCTCATGCTGCCACGCTCTCTTACTACGTCATATCTTCCCTCGGCGTCGTGCTTCGGGCTTCGGTGTCAATTTATGCGTAATGTTGGGCCTGATGTCAATAATGTATGCTCCTGCTATACCCTAACTTCATGTAGACGTAAAAAAGCCCCGGAGGAGAGAGAGCCTACCGGGGCATGGGTGTCGCGAGAGATGCACGAGGGGAAAAGGAGGAAAACCCGAGGTGCAGTTACATTATAACACTGTAGATATATAAGTGTGGAAAATTTGTTGTCAATTTATCAAAAAAAATAGGCCCCGGAGGGCCTGGTGTTAGTCGGCTTATTGGTTGACAAAGATGTCGCCGATCTCGTTTTGTGCTGGAAAACCTGAAGTTCCGGGTTTATGTTTGATGCGTGCCCTTATTATTTTGCCCTCTGTTTTCATTAGATCTTTCAGGCTTTGTACTTCTGTTTGAGTAGCTTTGGCGATCTTGTCTTTCATTGATGTGCTGATTTTGATCGCTGTGTCGTGATTGCCCGTGCCGTAAAAGCGGTTCCAGAAGTGCCTGCCGGCGTGATCTCCGGACATCACTTGTAGTTCCATCAGGTAACTTTCCCCGCCTTTTTTAGTCGGTTGCGACTTTATGGAGCGGATCTTGATCATAGCGTCGTGTGTAGGCATCGGCTCTTTTGACTGAGCCTTCTTATCTACGATCTTTTCTTCTGCATGCTGCCTGATCTTTCTTTTAAGAGAGCGTATGTGCGACTTAGTGAAAGAAAGGCAAGAGCGCCAGGCTGCCATCTCTGGAGTCTCGCCAGGTCTTACCCGGTTTCTTGGGTACTGAGGATCGCGGAAGTACTCATCGCCCGCGTGTAGGGTGTTATCCACTTCAAATAAGCGCTTGGCGATCTCGGCTTCTGATGATGAAGAGATCATGCCGCCTACGATTCTATTGAGTTCATATGATCTGCCGCGTGCGCCTACAGAGGTTCCAGGTTTGCGTGGTGCGCCGGGCTTGTACTCGGTCTCGATGCCATAGGTCGACTGCCGGAGCTTCAAGTCGTCGATGTCGGCGGGTTTGCCGGGGTTGTAGAAGCTTATGGCGAAGTTCTTTCTGTCCGGATGTACGGTGTAGACGTAGTAGCACTGCGATGGGACTTTCCAGCAGGGATCTACGACCTTTAAGAGTCTGCCGTCCAGGAATTCATCGAGTTCTTCTAGCATGGCCGCACAGATGCTGTTGTGCTCTGCCGGGTAGAAGTGACGACTGGCCGATATGACGATGCGGAAGCGCGGGGCCTCAAGAGTGTGACTGTGCGATGTGTAGATGAAGTGCTCGATGCCAAGGTCGCGCAGAGCGTCTTCAGCGTCTTCTAGGGTGATCAAGTCATCGCCGGGCTTCTGATCGACGTCAAAGATGATCATCGTAGAAGCGTCAAGGCTTGCGTCAGAGCGGATCGGGATCCTGAAAGCTGCGGGAATGAAGGTCTTTGCGCGGGTCTTCTCGACGAGGACGGTCGGCTGCTCGAAGTGCTTTTCGAATAGGCCTTTGAATGAATCCGCTGTTTCTCTAATTGCAGCGCTGGTTGCGGCAGTTGGCTGAGTTGAATAAGTGATCATGTGGCTTTCCTTTTATTATATAAATGAGTCTCTCGCTCATCTGTGTCTAGTATGCAAAAAGAGAAAAACAAAAATCAAGGGTTAAGCGAGTAATTAGGCAAAATAAATATGTTAGGTATATTGTGCGGGCGAAGTGCGTATAAGGTGTGTAGCGAATAAAAAGAGCTGGTATTTGAGCTGCAAAAGTGTTTCTTAGCCGCTGGGTCGATGACCCCCTTGGCATTTAACGGTATAGCAGCGCTATATTAGAAGGTGCCCTTCCTTTTATCTTTTCTTATATAAGCGAAATAGGAGATGTGGGGGTGACAAGATCGGCAAAGGTAGTTATACAAATTGGCATGGCAGTGAGATAAAAATTGGCTAAGAGAAACGCCATAAAAAAGGATGCTTGCTAGTGATATAGTAGTACCCCTGCGGAAATTCTCTCCCGAAAAGTATAACGAACATATTTATTTTGCCTAATTTTCAAAAAGGCTATTGCATATATGTCTGCTCTTTTTTCATAATGTATTCATCAGAGCAGAGAGAACTCTGAATAACAAAAGGAAAGCAAAAATGAACTACCAGACAATCATGGCAGGCGAAACCGTCAGTCATTACATAGTAAGCAACTGCCAAGACACACTTGAAACCGCCATCATGCTCAAAAAGAGCTACTCGCAGCCACGCCTAATCAGCATCGACGGCAGCATCATCACTGCGATCAAAGCTGCATACCGCACTGCATCAGGCTTATACAGCGAAGCCCATGGCGAGATCGCAAAGTCTATATACAGGATGACGAAGCTCGACGTAGCACTGCTCATCACTAAGAACGACTCTTCCGACGAAGCTTTCGACAGGGCCGCATACGAGCTAGCACAAGATGCTTTCGTCACCGGCAAGCTGGAAGAAAGAGCTGAAGCCCTTGCAGAAGCCACCGGCAGAGCCCCTGAAGCGTGCTTGGCTCTGATCATGCGCAAGCTGATCTCTATGACAGAGAAGATGAACGCTTGCACTTCACGCCTCCTCGCAGCCGGCGAAACCCCCGAATCCCCAGAGCAAGTAAGAGACGCAATCCTCAAGCAGGGCGGTCGTTTCATGCTCTGCCTGCCTACGGCTTACGGCAAAACATCGGTCATCCTCAAGCCAGTAATCCGCGACTACATCAGCCGTGGCAAGAAAGTCCTGGTCATCACTCACCGCCGCTCGATCAACCGCAACATCGCGAACCTGCCGGGCATAGTGAGCTACGACGAATGCACCTCCCCCGACATCATCGCCAACGCCCAGGGCCTAAAAATAGTCGTCAACTCCCTAAGCGCAGCGAAGTACAAAGACTTCATCGAAAGCGCTGATCTGGTAGTCATCGACGAAGCCTCGCAAGTCATCTCGCACGTCCTCGGCGGCGAAGTAAAGCATCGTCAAGACGTCTGGAATGCACTCAACAGCTGCGTGAAAAGCGCTCCATCGGTGATCATGGCCGACGCTGACATCAACTCCCGCTGCGCTTCGATGATCGGGCCAGAAGCAAGGCTCTTCAAGATCGAGCAGCAGCACAGCGACATCACTGTAAAAACCGCTGATATCGACCACGTGCGCGGCCTGGTAGTCGAAGCAGTCAAAGACGGTAAGAAGGCACTGATCGCTTGCGACGTCGCTAAAGATGCTCAAGCCCTGGCGAAAGTGATCGCGAAGAAAACCGGCAAGACGCCACTGGTCATCACTGCCGACAGCGCCCGCTGGGAAGCTCAAGCCGCCTTCATCGCCAACCCCGACGCAACCAGCGAGCACGTCGTCATCTACAGTCCTGTGATCACATCAGCCCTGTCGATCACCAGCAAGCACTTCGACGCTCACTTCGGGCTTTTCCAGGGCTCTATCGTCCCAAGCGATGCAATTCAGATGCTGCGCCGCGACAGGACTGCAAAGACCTTCACTATCGGCATGAAGAACCCCGACTACCGCAAAAGTGAAGTGGTCGAAGTCAAGTTCCGCAAGGGCCTGGTGAAAGTCGAAGAGATCCTCAGGGGAATGGGTATCAGCGAAGAAATGAAGGACAAGATCCGCGAAGCAGTGAAAGAAGACACGAAGCTCAGCACTTTCGACGCCCTGCAATACGATCACAACCGCTCGGAAGCCTGGCTCAAAGACAACATCCAGAACTCGCTCCCTGCAACTCTTCTGCAACAGGGCTTCAAAATCGAAGTGCTCGAGCGTAATGAGCGCCTTGCCAAAGATGGTTTTGCCGACAAATCTCAGGGCTTGAAGGCAGTCAAAAAGGAAGTCGTCGCGAAGCTTCTGGAAGCGAAGGCAGCGAGCGAATCGGTTGTTAAGACTGTTGAAGAAGCTGGGTCGAAAGATGAAGCCGAGCAAGTGTCAGTGAGCAGGGCAAGGGCTCAGCAAGTGATGAAGCGCGAAGTACTGACCGAAGAGGACGCGAAGCTCTGGGGTACTGGTGAAGGTGAAGCCAAGATCGCTCGCTTCAAGAAAATCTTCGATGGTCTTGAGTATGAGAACGAGAACGGGGATGTGGCTGAGCTCTTGAGGAAGGCTGTAAGGGATATGGCTGAAGGCAATGCTTGGACAGTCGACAGTAGCGCCGAGCTCTTCGATAAGCTGAATGCGCAAAGATGCGAAGTGATCGACATGGGCCTTCGGATCAGCACCGCTACATCGAAGCAAGGCAAGCAACTTGCGATCAGCAGCATCATGAGAGAGCTAGGCTTGAAGACTAAGAAGAAAGATGGTGGCAAGTCCGGTATCTACTACATCATCACTCCAGAGTCTCTTGAACTGATGCGGTCGTACTAAGTAAGTAAAGGGCCAAGGAAGGCCTAATAATATAACTGATATATTTATTTTACCAAACATTGAAAATAGTAGTTGTCAAGCTTTCGGCTCATATTTAATAATAGACACATAACAATAATAAAAGGGGATTTGTTATGACACTATTACAAGAAGAGAGCTTAGAGAACTCACAGCCCGTATCACTAGGCCACTTACCTTTCTTCATCGACATGCACGAAGTCGACGAAACCCGCAAACAACTTTTGACACCTTTTGGCTACAAGGATATCGATCAGAAGCTTCTTTATCGCATGTGCTTAATGTGTCTTTCGGCGCTACATAAAGTAAACTGGAATGAGTACAACTCGCAACATTACGGAAGACAAGTAGTCACTATCGACGAAGCAATCTTCCTGCCTGATCTACCTCCAGTACCTAAGCCTTACAGATCTTGGCCCGAAGCGATGATCATGATCTTTGGCGGCTTCCAGGGCCTCGAGTACGAGCCGAAGACCCACAAAAAGTCTTATGTCCTCGAGCACACTTATCAGCCAGATGCGGTCGATGATCTCAATGAAAATATCCTGTATGAGATTAAAGGCGTTATACCGAGCCTTATCGATGCAGCGAAGTATCGGGCTGTAGCAAAGCAGCACGACTGCCACATCGTCTTCGTCTTCCAGGAAAAAGGCATCTTCTGCCCATGGTCGAGAGTCCGAAAAGACGGCACCCGGATGACTCAAGAAGAATGGGTAAAGAAAGAGGGTTTCGACTACTGCTACGTTGGAGAGGAAGCGGCTTTCAAAGAGTCGGCCCGGTACAAGTGGCTGGTAGAGAATGTCGGCAAATAATCGCAATGCGGTGAGATAAAAGGGCCTCGGGGCTCTTTTTTATTGCGCACAAAAAAGAGCCGCTAAAGATGTTACAATGTATCAATAATAATAAGAATAATGGTGCATCATGCGAAAGATCTTGGGGATCGATCCGGGCCAAACAGGTGGTTTATCTATAGTCGACGAGAACTTCAATCTTATCGACTGTGTACTCATGCCTACGATAAAGACCGATGGTGGCAAGAAGCGGGTAGATCCTCGTGGTGTCCATGCCTTCATTTCGAAATATAACCCCGATCTGGCGATTGTCGAATTGGTTGGTGCGAGGCCAGGGCAAGGCGTCGTGAGCATGTTCAATTTTGGCGATAGTTTTGGCCAGGTTCGGGCGATTGCTGAGGTTCTTTGCGCTGATGTTCGATATGCAAGACCTCAAGAATGGCGAGGCTATCAGGGGCTTTCAGGTCTATCGAAAGAGCAGATTGCAGAGGTTGCTTACGAGATCTTCAAAGCCGAGGCGATTTACGGTAAAGCCCGCAAGGACGGCGCCAGGGCTATTCGTGACGGTATCTCTGACAGTCTCATGATCGCTAAGTACGGCGTCAGGTTCCTGGAGTAAGCATGAAAGTCCGAGTGCTTACTAAAAAGGTCATCACTGACTTAGAGAAATATATCTCACAGACGACGAGCATTAAGATCGCTTGCGGTTGTGCGGGCATTCCTCAGTCGACCTTTTTCTACTGGCAGAAGCAAGCAAAAGAGCTTGAAGAGATGGATCTCGAGCCAGAAGAGCTTAGCGAAGACGAAAGACTGCTGTTAGAGCTATTGGAGCGAGTAGACGTAGCAAAAGCAAAGTCATGTAAACCAGCAATCGACACCGTGATGAAAGCCATAAAAAACGGCGATGCGAACCAGGCTGCGCGGCTTTTAAGCAGAAGAATGCCCGAAGAGTTCGGCGACTGGAACCGGAAAGAAGTAACGATCAAACAAGAAATCACAGAAGAATCGTCAACGGGTATAGCGCTCATCCCGTCCATGTCCAGCGGAGACGGAGACCTCGACGCTTTACTTCAACAACAACAATCCGAAGCACTTCACTTGGCAAAGACCAGGACGGAGGAGCTCGGCTAATGATCAAGCAAAGAAAAGCCACTGACTGCGGCATCGCCACCCTCGCGAATCTGCTCGGCACTACATACGAGGACGCTCACGCGATGTACGGAGCAGACCGGGCAACTTACGGCGTAACGATCCAGGAAACAGCCGCAATCCTTTTCAACGAGGGTTACACGACTCAATACGTCCCGCTTACCGGCTTCAACAAGGCCACGGGCCTCGCAATCCAAACAATCAGCCCCGAAATAATCACGCAAAAAGCAACCAAAGCCATCATCCAAGTCCTCACTCCATCCGGAATCATTCACCAGGTCTTCTTTGACGGCAAACATATCCACGATCCATCCCCGAAAGTAACCGGCCCTCAGCCCCTGAGCGCATATGACTGCTTTGTAGACGCTCTCTTTGTAGTCAAAGAGCCTGCTTGGCTTGTGCGCAAATGTGCTGGTGAGGTGGCTGAGGTTGTAGTGACTGGGAAAGTAGGCAGTAAGGGCCTGAAGGTGCCGTTATGAGTAGTTTGGCAGGCATTAGACCAATCGCCCAAGCCGTGAGGAAGATCGTCTGGCAGCCCACCAAGAGCAGAACGGGAGGCTTATCTAGTCAAGAAATCTTCCTGATGGTCGGACAGCCTCAGTCGCTAGTTCACGAAGTTCTTTTTCATGGATCTAGGGGCAATGGCAAGTCGGCCTGTTTGCTCATGGGCTTCGCTCAGAATGTAGGCAAAGGATGGGGGCCGTACTGGCGTGGAGTGATCCTGAGGCGTCAATGCTCGGCCCTGAATGACCTCATAAACGAATCGCACAAGATCTTTCCGAAGATTTTTCCAGGTGCGACCTACAACAAATCGGCGCGTGAATGGCACTTCCCAACCGGCGAAGTGCTGATTTTCCAGTTCATAGAGAAGGCCGATCAGTACGAAGCAAAATTCCATGGCCAGCAATTCACATACATCGGCTTCGACGAGCTGACGACATGGCGCACTGACGAGATCTACGAAAAGCTCCTATCGACCCTCCGTACTGCATACCAGCCGACGAAAGAGCAGCCCCTCATGCCACCCAAGCAAGTCCGGGCGATGACTAACCCCTGGGGCGTCGGTAAGCGCTGGGTGAAAGAGCGCTTCCTGGATGGCAAAAAGAGCGGCCAGATCGAAGTCATCAAGAAGCAGCTCATCGACGACGACGGCAACAAGGTCGAGATCGAGTGGAAGCGCTGCGCGATCTTCGGGACGATCTTTGAGAACAGCTATGTGGACTTGGAGTACAAGGCGTGGCTGATGAGCATCTCCGACCCTGTGCTCAGGGAGAGCTGGCTGCTTGGGAATTGGGAGACAGTCGACGATTCAGCGATGTTCGCCAAGGTTTGGAATAAGGATATTTTGTTACTAGACCCATTCACTATCCCGAAAGGATGGAAGGTTGATAGGTCGTTCGACTTCGGCCAAAGCACGCCTTTCTGCTGTCTCTGGACTGCTGAAGCAAATGGCGAGTCGGTGGTGGTCAACGGGCGTGAGTTTTGCCCACCAAAGGGGTAATTGATCGTAGTCGGCGAGGATTACGGGACACCTTTGAATGCGGATGGTAGCCAGCAAAAGCGCGACCTAGGCCTCTTCTTGTCAGCCGGTAAGATCGGTCAGCGGCTCAAGGAACGCGAGGTAAAACTTCAGCAGTCGATCCTCCAGAATCATCCGAAGGTCACACCAGGGCCGGCAGACAACCAGATCTTCAACGGGGGCAGGGTCGACAACGGGAGTGCCCCAACTGTCGCAAAAGACATCGCCGCTGCTGGCATTACCTTCACCAACTCCGACAAGAAGGCCGGCTCGAGGATCACGTCTGCTCAGATCATGTATGAGCGCTTGCAGGCCACTGTTGATAACAACCTGGAAAAACCGCACATCTACTTCTTCACCAACTGTCGCTTCCTAAACCGGACTATCCCTGACTTATATCGCGATGAAGACGAGCCGGACTCGGTAGCCAAGGGCGCCGATGATCATGCCTGGGATGCACTAGCCTACCGGCTGACTTGGAAAAGACCCGTTACTTCGGTCAAACAAGGCATCCAGTAGCTGTTACAATATAACAATAACAATTAGAGGCATTAGAATGTCCGTCGATCAAAGAAGTACACGCTGCCAGAAGTTTTATGACGACCGAGAGATGCTCCGCGCAATCCGTGGCGGCACTAAAGTCATGCGGGATGCCGGGGAAAAGTACTTGCCGAAGGAGCCTGGCGAGTCCCAAACCGCGTATAAGCGCCGGCTGGCACGCTCATTCCTCGTCAATTTCACTGATAAGACAGCCAGGCGTTTGTCCTCGTTGCCTTTCACGCGCCCTGTGGTCGTCGAGAGTGAGAAGTACCAGGAGCTGGCGGACGAATATCTCAAGGCTATTGATTCAAAAGGCACAAGCCTCACCGGCCTGGCGTCCACGGTTTTCGAAGATGCGCTGTGGAATGGGAGCTCTTTCCTGGCTGTAGACGCTGCTGTAGATGGCGGGAAGCCCTACGCATATCACCTGAGCGGCGACAACATACTCGGATATCGCATGGATGAGGACGACAGGCTCACTGAGATACGCATCAAAGAGACGGCTGTAGTCGCTGACGGCGAATGGGGCGAGAATGAAGTCGGGCGCGTGCGTGTCTTCAAGCGTGATGGTGAGACTGTAACTTGGTCTCTATACGAGGAAACCAAGGGCGGAACGTATGAGCTCATCGTAAGTAATCAGCGGTTTGCGCTCAAAGAGATCCCGGTGATCCCGCTGCATACGACTGCTGTAGTGAAATCAGGAGAGCTTTTCGCGCCGTCACCGCTGGAAGATCTGGCTTATATGAACTTGCAGCACTACCAAGAATCGTCGGATCAGTCGAATATCCTGCGCGTGGCGCGTGTGCCTGTGCTGTTTGGGTCGGGGATGTCGGAGGAGTCAGAGATCAGCATCGGCTCAGAGTACGCGATCAAGGGCGATACCGGCTCGGATCTCAAGTATGTCGAGCACTCGGGAGCTGCCATCGGCGCTGGGCGGCAGTCTTTGGTCGATCTAGAGACCAAGATGAGCGCCTTCGGGGCTGGGATGCTCGAGAATACGGGCGCGGTTGAGACTGCTACAGGCCGTGCGCTACAGGCTGGGGAGAATAACAACAGGGTTGCGATGATTGCGATTCACCTGGCGTCGGCGCTGGAGAAGGTGATGGGCTGGATTGCGTACTTCAATCGCATTTCTGAGCCTGATTTTTCGGTAGATATTCACACTGAATATGGGATTACCGGCTCTGCTGAGGACTTGAATGCCTTGTTGCAGGCTAGGACGATGGGAGACTTGAGCCGCGAGGACTACTTGAATGAGTTGAAGCGGCGTGGGCTGCTGCGGAATGACTTCAATATGGCTGATAATGTGGATCGTCTTTCGACAGAGATGATTTGATCTCAAGCGTGTTTCTTAACCAATGAAATCAGGGCCAAGGACGGCAGCTTTGATCAGCACGACAGATATCGCTTTCATCTTGATAGCAGTCGATATAGTCAAGCCAGTCAAGAAATATATGGCCCTGCTAGGGCCTTTTTTACATTTACTACTTTTCATCCTGGTATACCTTCAATATACTCGCCCCACGAATATAACGAGGTAATCGAAACATGTCACGTCTTGCCGAATTCCGCAAACTCGAAGAACAACTTGCCCTTCAGCTCGCCGAGCTCGAAGCCATGAAGTCAGACGGCTCCCTCCAGCGCGAGATGGAGTTTGAAGACAAGCTCCGCGCTCTCATGGCTGAGTACGACGTCAACTTGCCGAACCTGATCAACATCCTCGACCCGCAGGCCAAGGCCCCTCGCGCTGCTGCATCTACTGACAAGCGCCGTGAGCGTAAGATCAAGCTCTACAAGAACCCGCATACCGGCGAAGTCGTTGAGACCAAAGGTGGCAATCACAAGGTATTGAAAGCCTGGAAAGCCGAGTTCGGGAATGACGAAGTCGAGAGCTGGGTGCAAGCATAAAAGCGGCTAAGAAGAACTCTTGACCGCAAACATGGGCCCCACGGGGCCCTTTTCTTTGCCTGACTGTCACATGTACTCAGCGAGATAGTCCTCAAGATCTTTCGCATCGTAGATCTCCACCATATCTGGCTCAGGAGTCCCGACGATCCAAAAAGGAGCTGCTGTAAAGTCGATATCAGCTGCCTGATCACCTTCATCCCAGTCTTTTTGGTCGGCCATCATGTTCTCAGCTGAGGCCAGGTAAAAGCTGTCGCAGATGTATACATATCCGTCTTTGGTGGCTGTGTCTAGAAGTTTTTGTGCGTTCATTTTGATCACCTTTTTGAGTTTTAAGAGATCTCTTTGTCTCTTATCCATAGATACGGAACAAACCTTGAAAACCTTTAGCACTTTTTTCAAATATTTTTTCTAGTCCCTCAGAAGCTCATGCAGCACCCGGCACTCCTCATCTGTCATCCCGAAGAGCTCGATCAAAAAGGCTCTCATACAAGCCCAAAAAGCGAAAAAGTAAAGATTGCCGTCAAATCCACAGCAAGAGCAGTCACAAGCGCATTAGCAAAGACTTCCTGCTTTTTAGCTTCTCTTGCACGATAAGCGAAGATGACGGGAGCGATAGTAGCGGTGAAGACGATGACCAGAAGGATAAGAATAGCGGTCATGATGCGTTCCTTTTTATTATTATTCGTGGCTTCTTTGTCCACATCTTTAGTATGCAAAAGCAGATATAAGTAAGTAAAGAAATATTTTGATGTATACCTAAAGATAGTTTGGTGTCAAAGTATCAAGAGCAAAGGGAGGCTGATATGCACGGCACTGAGCTAAGTGAAGAAGCGAAAGCAGAGATCAAGAAGTATGCGGTTGGTGAGCAGTCTGCTGAAGCGACGGGATATCGACTTCGGGAAGCTGGGATGACTCTTCCAGGTGAGTCCAATCCTCGAGCTGGGGATGTGATCATGTGGTCGAAGCAGTTGGGGTACGGTCTGCCGACGATCTCGGACGAGGAAGTAGAGGCGGAGGTAGAGGCTGCTATGCGCTTTTTGTGGATGAAGCCGGGTGACTGAGGGTTGTGGGCAAAAGAAAGGCCCAGGAGGGCCAGTGTTAAGCTTGTTTAGACTGTCTCCACTCTTTTGCCTCTCGAGCTCTATAAAAAGCGTAGTCTTTGTATCCGCTACTTTTTGACAAAGCATATCTTACCGCTATCTTATTGTAGTCAAAGCCTGCTCGCATAAGTAAAAGCCCTGGGTTTTCTGAGGCCCAGAGTTTGAAGCTCGAGAAGCTCAAGTGCCGGTGCTGGTCATATGAAAACTCAAGATTTTCGATGATGCTTTTGTATGCGCTTTGTACGACAAGCTCGTAAGCATCTATCACATCTTCTATATACTGATCTGGATCTCCGTTATCATCCCAGACTCTCATATGCCAGCGGATGTTGTCAGCCCCTCCGTCGCGGATTATCAGCCTAGCTATCCTTTTGTGATCATCTAGAGAAAGCCCCCGGTACTTTAGAGAGTCGAAGAAGACAGCGATGGCGATATAGATCTTTTGTAAAAACGTCATTTGGGTGTTCCTTTTTGTATTTCACGGCTTCTTTGTCCGTATTTTTATTATGCAAAATGAGCGCAAGGCGGGTAAACAATTATTTTGCTGTATATCTAAAACTATTTTTCCGTCAAGTTTATGGGTATAGCAGCGGCATATCAGAAGGTGCCCTTCATTTTATCTTCTTCTTACAAGCGATGAAGGAGATTGGCGGGTGACAAGATAAGATAAGGTGGTTATACAAAGTGGAATGGCAGTGAAAAACACTAATGGCTAAGAAAAACGCAGTAAGATAAAAAAGATTATATAAAGCACTTGCACACTCCCGCACTCATCTTTAATAATGGGAAATATAAGAAATACAATAATAAGAAGAAGGGTCAACCCTCATGGACACAATCAAAATCCGCGCACTCGACGTCCACTCCGCTCACATCTGTGCACTCAGACTTGTCGGCGGCTTCGACAGCGAAAAGAGACACTTCCCCGCACTTAAAGTCTTCCAAAGCCCAAATCGCGAACGCTTGCAGTATCACGCCGAACTTGCCGAAGTCGGCTGCCGCCAGTCTCAGATGCAGCTCGAGAACTTAATCATCGGCGAACTCTTACATGTAAAAGACCTGGAGCTTGACGGCAAAAAGTACATCTTCGACATCCAGACCTTCCAGTGCCCCGTGGCTATGGACTACGTCTTGTGGGAAGTACTAGCTCAGATCAACGACGACTAATAACAACAAAAAAGGGATCACATCATGAGCAGAGAGATAAGAGACATCATCTTCACAGCAGTAGCAGAGCAGGACTTTAGGCTTCTAGAGTCACTCGAGCTCGATCAGCCGCAGCTTCTGTCACTCCACATGCAGCTGCCGGCGCTTCTATCTGACATCAGAGCCATCGACGAGCCCCGCTTCACTGAGTCAAAGAGAAAGACACTGCGAGCCCTGGCGAAGCTCATAGGGCCTTTCAACGTCATCTGCCGAGCCACAAAAATGCCGATCATCGACGACACCGAGCTGCTGTCTGAGCTTTTGTGTGCAAAGAAGTACAGCGATGCAGAGATGTCTGAGCTGCGCTCCAGGGTGTTGAAAGCTGCTAGGGCCGGTCAAAAGGAAGTGTGCAAGGTTATGGTGCCGTGGTGCGGATTGGGTGATGCGGATATGTATGAGGTTTGGGAGGCTTCTTATGTTTTTGACGGCAAAGGAGATGACTTTGTCTTTGACGTAATGCTTGGAAGTGGCGCAGTTGGCCGAGTTCTACGAGATGCTAGACGCGGAAGTATCTCTATAAGTGAGGCTTTTCTCAGGCACTTTCATGTACATGTCAGCGTGGATGAAAAGGAAAGCATCTTAAAAGCAGTGCTGAAAGTTCGAAAATAATTGTGCACGGCCCCCACACAGCTTATTTTGTTATATACTAGCGTTACAACATAACAACAATAAGCCTTGGGGGCATATAAAATGTTGAAGCAAAGCAACGGTCTTATCGTATTCAAAGCCTTTGGTGATGATGACGGAGAAGACCAAGAGCCAGGGGCTCAACCAAATATCACTGAAACACCAGAATTCCAAGCAGCTCTAGAAGCTAAGATCGCAGAAGTTTTAGCGTCTGAAACTACTGGGTTGAAGAACAAAAACGCTGAAATCCTCGCTGAGAAGCGGAAAGTTCAAGAGCAACTGAACGCCATTCTCGCTCAAGCAGAAGATAAGGCAGATCAAGAAGCGCTAAAAGCCGGCAAGCTCGACGTACAAAGCCTCATCGACAAGCGTGTAAATGCCGCTAATCAGACTTGGCAAGAGCGTCTACAGGCCGAGCAGAGCGAAAAAGAAGAGCTCCGGAAGGCTGTAGAAGCCGAAAAAGGTCGCTTAAAGCAGTTCCAGATTAAGCAACTTGTCGGCAGTGAGTTCCTGAAGAACGAGTTTGCACAGCCTACAGCATTGGATGACGTGCTCAACCTGGCTGGCAGCAACTGGGAACTCAGCGAAACTGGCGAGTTAGTAAGCCGCGATCAGGCTGGAAACGTCAGAATGGGGAAGTCAGGCAAAGCTTTGACTCCAAAAGAGTGGATCGAAGACCTGGCTGGATCGAGGCCTCACTACTTCAAGCAGCTGCCTGGTAGCGGTGGAAAGCAGGGTTCTGGTGGTGCAGGTAAGTCAGTAAGTCGCTCTGAGTGGCAACAGCTGATTGCTATGGCGTCACCAAAAGAGCAACAAGAGCTTTTCAGTAAGCGTGCGAATGGTGAAATCACCGTTGCATAAGTTATAACCGGGCTCGAAAGGGCCCACTGTAAGCGCCAGGGGCGCAAACTGACGGTTCTGTGGGCCGCAGACAACCTACAATTTTGCGTCACAAACAATAATAACAATAAATAGGTGCAATACAATGAACAAAACTTCAAACCTTATCGTTCTGAAAGCATTCGGAAACGATTTTGAGGCCCTGATCAACGAAACAATTCTGCCAGTTGCCATGTCCAGGCTCCGTGGTCAGCTCACTATGCCTAAGGATGGTCTGAAGTAG